ACAGTAGCTGCTGCCACCAAAGCTGCATTAACTAAAACACCATACCCTGGAGCAAGTCTAATAGCTAAGAATGTAATAAATAAGTCTTCAGCCCAATCTGGGATAGTAAGTACTTCGTTAGCATTAACAACTTTACTAAATCCGAAGTTAAGACCACTTGCTGCAAATGCAGTTCCTAATCTGTTTAATCTGCGTATTCCAGTATTTAGGTCCGCGGTTGTTAGTGGTTCTTCAGATGTTTTTACTTCAATATCATCAAAGGCATCTTCAATCAGTTGGCGTGCTGTTGTCATTTTCAATCAATCCTAGCTCAGTAGCTTTCTCGGTCATTTGTTTCTTTAATGATGGTACCGTAATATTCTTACGCACTTTCATTCCTAACAAACCTTCTGCAAATTCAAGCAATGCTTGTCTATCTTCACATAACTCTAAGTTCAATAGAAAATTCATAACTTGTGCAATATCATCAGCAGCTTCTACGAATTGTTGGACGTTTTTAAGTTCCTCATCTTCTGTAAATTCCGCCGGGGTCATCTTCCAACCCTCACTGTATAATGATTCTGCTGTAGGACCGTCTACAATCTTAGACAACATTACACCATCAATTCTATTATAAACCCAAACACGATAACGCGAATCAGTTTTTGGCATTACTCCATAGTGCTCTTCTTCTAGAATTACACCGTCTTCAATATCTTCTTTGTTCATTAATCTCTCCTTTGCATTTTCTTATAATATGTATTTATGTTCGACAAATTATAAGAAAATGCCTTAGTATCTAAGACAAATCTGTTACAAATAAAAAACCCCCATACGAATACGAGGGTTTTAATTTAAACTTTGTTACTCACCTGCATTAATCGCTGCTCTTAAAGAAGCTACTTCGGCTAAAAGTAAAGCCATTTGTGCTTCGTTATTTGCAACATATTGACCAAGTTCTGCAACAGTTGGTACTGTACCATCAGCAATTGTTTGTGTTGCTGCTGCTGTAGGTTCATTGCTTGACCAAGTAATAGCAACACCAGTAGCTGATGCTTCGATTGCTTTTTCAAATCTTGTATTAATACCCATTGTATATCTCCTGAGTTTAACTTGCTAAAAATAAAGGGGCTAACCAAATAGCCAACCCCTTTAATTAATTGTAGAAGCTTACGCGCCTACGTGACGTACAGCCATTCCTGGGTTCTGAGCTTCAACACCGAACAGAACGTCGAAACGCCAAGTGTTAATATCAGTTAAGATGTCGTAGTCGCCAACTAAACGAACAGATACACCGTCCATTGTTTCACGACCAAACTGCACATTACCAACAGGAGCAACTAACTGACCGAATGCAACAGTGATTGCATCTTTGTGGAAAGCTAAGTTCTGTGAGTAACTTGCACCAGCTGTACCAGAAGTAACAGTGATTGCAGCGTCATTTGCAGGAGCAGCACTAACAGTCTGGTAAGGACCAGATGTGATAATAGCTGGGCTAATAGTCAATGTAGCTGGACCAGTAGAAGCACCTGAATTGGCATCTGCACGTACTACGAACGATTGTAGACGACCAGTGCTTTGACGAGTACGTGGATTAACTGCGTAAACGTTAGCAATAGTGAATGTATCACCTTCAAGCAAGATACCAGTAACACTGTTAGTCCAACCATTAGTAACCAATGTCTGGCTGTAACTATCTTTTGATGTTGCGTAAGTAACATTCTGTGAAGCACCGTCAACAAGTGGAGTACCACCGTGAGCACCAACAGTATGAGTGATAAGTGATTGGCTCTTGTAAACACTGAAACCAGCATAGTTATTAACTAATGCGTTTTCGATTGCGTTAGTAGCAATAGTGTTTGGGAATACACCTTTAAGGCCGTCAGCTAAAGTTAATGAAGCTGCTGGAGTGTAGAATGCACAGCGATCGCCCATACCAGCTGGAACAGCGGATTCGTCCATTATAGCACCAACAGTACCGATTTGTAAGAAAGTAGAAGGGTTAGTACCAGGAGTACCAGTGAAGTTCCAAATCTTAGTGTATTCACCAGCAATAGCAGATTCAACTTGTTGTGCAAGTTCAATCATAGCAGGACGAATATAACGGTCAGAGAACTCTTCAATATCAAGTGAAAGTTCTTTAGAATCGAATTGCATTGGAACAACACGACGTTGGTTAAGTGTTACAGCAATCTTACCTTCAACAGTATCGTTGATGTTAGATGTGATGTCAGCTGCATTGTGAGCGATATAACGAACACGCTTACGTACAGAGATTGTGTCACCAGCTTTTCCTTCGAAAAGAGGATCTAATTGACGGTCTACTTTCTCAAGTAATACCATAGCGTTTTTAAATTCAACCATTGCACGTTTTGTGATGATTGAAGGATTTAATAGTGAATTAGCCATTTTGGGCTCCTTAGTTTATTAAGACATTAGTTAATCTAATGTAAATCGCATATTGCGACAAAATTGTGTTTTTAGGAGTGGTGCCAAATCGACTCTTTTTGCTATATGTTTTGCGTACATATTGCTTTGCTGACTGTTTGTGGAGTTAAGGGGCGAATTAACACCCCTTTATCCCTTAATTGATATTTATCAATTACAAGTTTATTTACCTTTTTGCAGACTTTAACTTTGCTTGATGAGCAGCATAATAATCCGCCATATCCATATTTTCATTGTAGGCATAATCATCTGAAGCTCGTCCACCACCGCCAACTGTTTCAATTGGCTCTGGTGCATTAGAAACTTTAACTGGTGCAGTGGCTTTAGCGGTTGGTGATGCACTAGTTAATGATGCTTCTATACGAGCTAATTCCATAATAGCTTGCGTTGTATTCATTGTATTAAGTTTATGTAACAATGCTGGATCGCTTAGAAGTTTATGATCTATTGCTGGTCCAACTTCAGACTGTAATACTACTTCCTGAATATGACTACTGAATACAGCTTCTGACCCAGCTGCTGCAATCGCTTGTTCGTAGCTTGGGTTCTTTGCAGCGTATTCAACAGCACGTTGATTAAAAGTTTGTGCAACCTCTTGTTTTGCTGCCGCTATCTTTTCTTGTACAGAATGTTGTTTCTGTACTTCGAGAGCTGCTGCTACTTGCTCGGCAACTTTAAATTCAAATGCCGCTGCATTGAATTTATCATCGTCAAAGTCAAAATCTTCTAATGTAGGGGCTACTTTTGGTGCCGATACTTCTTTTTTAGATTCTTTAGCTGATTGTGCTGCATCGCGCTCACGTTCAGCTTGTTTTAGCTGAAAGTACAACTTATTAAATTCTTCTTGAGAAACTGTGTTTGAAGCAGTTGCTGATTTCTCAACTGCGTCGGCTACTGCTTCGTTATTTTCTGTAGAATCGACTTCGCCAGTAACTGCTTCAGTTACTTCGTTGTTTACTTCTAGTACAGCTGGTACTTCTACTTCAATTGCTTCTTCGTTCATAATATCTCTCCTTTGAGTTTTGTATGCTCGTTTAAAATTATGTTAATTTTATTCTATTTCTTCACCAGGAACAATAGGTCCTGGTAGTGGTACTTCAGGCGCACCCATCTCTGGGATTTGACTTTGTTGTGGTAGACGCTTTTCATATTCTAACTGAGCAGCATCTTTTAATGTCATTTCCATAGCATCGTTAATCATTGCCATATTCTTGGCTCTTGCTGAAAGTTCACCGGTTTCGATAGGCATATTAATTGGATTGCCTTGCTTATCTAACTTAGTATTTATGTTTACTTTAGTCTCAATGGTATCTGTTAATGTTTCTTGAGTCTCAGCGTATTTGTGTATTGTATCTGCCTTAATCTTTTCATTCTGCAATGCAAGGTTATCAACAATAGCTGCCTGTTGTTCAACTTGCAATTGTAGCATCTTAAAATTAAGTTGATCGACTGCCGATGGTTGTGGAGCTGTCCGTGACAATTGTTCTGCCTCTTCTTGATTTGGTTCAATTGTACCATTCGCAATCATTGTTTTGCGAATACGGTGTGTAAGTTCTTCTGCAAATGGAAAATCTACTGATGACGCCATTAAGTCAGTAGCAATAGTAGCAAATATTGGAGAAGTTTCAGCTAACTTAGTCAAGAAGTTTAAACCTTCTGTGCGTTGTGTAGCATAGCTTGGACCTGCTGTAGAAACAACATCGTATTTGCCGAGTGATAAATCAGTAATTATTACATCTTTTCCTGTGGTTTCGTCACGAACAGTTTGATTAATAACAATACTTCCTGACGCACCATCATCACCTAAGATGGAAATTTGGCGTTCAGTATCATAAATTCTAGGAATAAGATCTATTAAAATTTGTGATGTATATTCAACTGCCTTAGTTAAGTTATCGTTTAGTTCGTGCGTACTTGCATTGCCTTGTCGTTGTAAAGCTAGAATTGCACGTCCACTCTGGCCAGGCTGCACATCACCAATTGAAGGTTGAAATTGCCCAGTAGTTGACTGTACATCCATATCAGCTTGTTGTACTTGTTGCACTAATGCTGTTTGCAATGCAGGAGCACCTGTACGCTGTGGAGCACCAGGCGCGTCAGGGTCGTGGTTATAAAGCATAAATGGTGTATTAGAAACATTGTAGTTGGCCATTTGTAGTTCGTGACCTTTCATTTGCTTGGCAGTAGCCCATATAGGATCTTTTGGACTTAATGCAGATGTTTCAATCATTTGTGACGTTGCATAGTTATATACACGTTGTGGGTCACGAGCCGCTCTTACCATTCCTTGATAATAATGTTGACCATTAATCCAAATGTTATAACCAAAGATTGGCACAACTGGAATGTACTGACCAGCCCAATCTTTTGGACCATCTAGTATTTCTGACCCGCTAATTTTATACATTACAATTTTATGTGTTGGTTTCTTACGAGTTTTTAATACAGTAATACCTTGCTCAGCAAGTTCATCTAACACCATTTTTGATTCTTTTGTAAGTTCAATAACTTTACCGTCACTCATTAAAGCAATTTCGACTACACAAGGTACTTTAGTCCAATAGTCTGCGATACGAACTGTATCTCGTGTTTGCCAGGCCTGCGCACTGTTTGACCCAGGAGCTGATAAATTTCCAGCTGTAGCGTCTGGCCATCTTGCTTTAAATGTTTCTTTATCGATGTCTTCTGTGACCATAATCCAATTTGCATCACGCTTTAATTCGTCTGTTGATGACGGATCGTAATATACTGATGACGCGGCACTACGGATTGATTTTAAGAATATCTCTTGGTCGAAACTTTGATCATCTGCATAGCCTGTTGTAACACACCAAGCACCCATACCACCACTTACCATCTCTTTAAAAGCAATGTCTTTAATATCTTTAAAGTGTGAGGCAGTTTCAATATTGCGGATTAGACCACTTAATACGTCAGCTATTTCTTTAGAAGCTTGACCTTTTGCAGCACGAACTTTAACTGATATACGGTTTTGACGTTGATCACCTATTGCTTGATTAACAGGAACTGCAATCTTGTTTATTTCAAATCGTGGTCTATTGCGTCTAGCTTTAGTTTCTTTATCATCCCATTGACTGCCAGGGACAAATACAAAACGCATATCTTCAAGCACCTTCTGGCGTTGATCATTTTCGGCAGCAAAACTCGCTTCGTAGCGTTTCATTGCTATGGTATGTAATTCTTGTAATTCTTGTTTATTTTTAGCCATTGTTCCTAGTTCTCTTTGTTAGTGTTTTTATTTATCATTATGAATTTACCATTCGCTGGCAAAGTGTACTGGCATAGTAAATATCTCTTCAATACCTTCATCAGCAAAACAATACACCAATGAGTCAGCTATATTTGGGGATCGCATACCTCTACTACGCATATCGGCTTTTGATTCTATTTGTATCATACTGGTATTACCACTGCGTTTGCGCTGTATTTTCGTTAATTCGCTTTTTAGTTTAGATATATGTTCACAGTCTGAACTAATGCTTATCATCTCCTCTGGATCAGTGTAGTCTTGAAATTTAATTGCTCTGTATGTTGCCTCAAATCTGTCTCTCAGGAGCCAGTAATATTGTGCGCGTTTATTTCTAAACACATCGTTATTACGCATATCCTCCTTGTATTGTTGATTTGGATTATCTGGTTTTGCCCCACCTATGAAGCTATTAACTTTCACAGTTGCGTTTGGATCGTAACTGTTAAACTTTATTTTAGCACCTGCGCCAATGCCGATACCATCATAAACTATTTCTTGTACTCTTAATTCTTGTGCTTTATTATATACTCTATCTACTGCTTCTTCTAAGTTTCCACTATTCCATTCTATTAATTGTTCCACCACTGGTCCATAACGATACACCATAGCTTTACTGTCGTTGCCTTCATCTGCTGGATCGAATCCGATAACTTTAACACCCCTAGCTTTAAAGTTTAATTTAATATGAGCATCAATTGCTGCATCAAACCATTCGGGTTTTATTATACAGTTCTCATCTTCACCAACAGGCAATCCTTCATATATGTGTTGATACTTTAC